GCTCTGTCTTCTTTTTAGGCATAACATTGGTCTCTTATAACATAAGTTGTTATTATTATACCATACTTTGTGGGCTTGACAACATTAGAAAATGTGTGTAGACTACCTTTGTCCCGGTTAAAGATGAATACTAGCTTTCTTTAGGATCTTCAAGTTTAAATATATCTTCTAGTCTTTTTCTTGCTTCTTCTACAGTTGTAATATATCCCATTTTTTGAGATGGTTTAACTTTTCCTGATGTTTTTTGAGTTTTAGATTCCATAGTACTATCAAAAGAATCCATAAAGTCTTCATCTTCAATATAGTTATTGTATATCTCAATCAATCTTTTATCTTTAGTCTCTGTGATTGTAATCATCTTATCAGGTTTTACAATAAAGAAATCATCAGATGACATTTCTATCCATGATTTTACTTTGATATGCATTCCATGATGAGAACGAAGAACTTTCATTGTGATTGGATTTTGCATTACAACCAAAGGATCTCCATCATTTTCATCAATGGAAACAAGTGATAATATTTCTTCACCTGATACTAGTTTTATGATTGCGTAGAATTCATCTCCCATTAGTTTTTTAGTGGTATGTTTACTATATCGTAGTTAAAGTTTTCTTCATTATAAACTTTGATTCTTTCTATTAAATGATTAAGTGTATAATTTCTCCTGGATTTGTAGGATATATCGTCAGCGATATCATATAGAGTTGCTTTTGTTTTGTTATTACCTTTTCTGAGGACTCTACCAATTGATTGGAGATTACGTATTCTGGATTTAGAAGGAGAAGCAAAAATAACATTGTGTAAGTTTTTAATGTTAATGCCTGTACTAAATGTTCCGTATGAAGCGACAATGATTGCGTTATTTTCTTTTTCGGTAATCTCCCTTACTTTTTCTCGATCCTCTGTTGCTACACCACCATGAACAAAAAATACATGACGATTATCCACCCTATTCGTATTTATCATTTCATAAAGTGGTTGTCCGTGTCCTTCAACTCTCGCAAAAAGAACTAAGGTATTTCCCTTTAGATCTAATGCAAGATTTCTTATAAATTTATTTCTTCTATCGTGATTGATAATATATTGAACTTCTTCTTCAAAGTTTTCAAACTTATGTGCTGGGTGTTTCAGTAGAAGTACATTAATGTCCAGTTTGGCAACGTGCCCCTTCTTCATCAGTTCTTCTGTTCTGATGATTTTATATGAAGGACCGAATAATCCCTCCAATACCCATTTGTGAGTTTGAGTTCCATCTAATGTTCCAGTAAATCCATAACGATATTTTGCATCAGCAAGTTTTGTCATTATAGATATTAATGACTTAGATTTGAACTGGTGTGCTTCATCTCCAACGACCACATTAAATCTTGAAAAATATTTGCGGGGGAGTTTGTAGATGGACTGCCAGGTGGTGATAATCACCTGAGAATCTGTCTCTCTTTCACGTCCCGCATAGATCTTGTGGCAAAATGAACCTACGTCCCAACCATAGTCTTCAAAGTCTTTATACATCTGTTCTACTAGGGAAGTCGTCGGAACGACTATCAGAATATTTCGTTGCTTCTCAACGTGATATCTCACAACAGAGTATATCATCAGAGACTTTCCAGAAGCAGTTGGGGATATCAACAACCTTCTATTATGTTTTAGGGCGTCGTATACTCCCTCTACTTGGTAATCTCTCGGAGCATACTTAGATACAGATGTTATATAATCTTTGACACCTTCTTTTGAAATCATATCATTGGTCTCAAAGGGAAGACCATAAAACTTGTTATTTACAAACTCATAGGTATATTCGTGATCCTCACAGAACTTTGTGAGTTTATCTAACAACCCGACATATATTTCACCAGTCTGGGTATTAAACAAACGAATCTTTCCGTCCCAATACTTGTTACGGTATTGAGGCATAAACTTTGCACCAGGAACCTCAAACGTGAACTGATCTGCTAGTTCGTAGTAGACGTGTGGTTCTGCTTTTACCTGAAGATATACTTCGTTCTTTTTTGAAATAATCAAATGAGACATAACCCATAAGTTTCACCTATGGGTATTTATTGCCTCAATTAAACCCTGCTTGGAAACGATTCCACTCAATTGCGTTCTTGATTTGGAAAGTTCTGTTGGATACAGTCTTGATAATCTCTTCCAGAAACTTTAACATAATGTCGTAGTATCTGATTTTAAGATCTATCTTATTCAGTTTCTCATCGGCATCCATATGCCTTTGTAATGCCTCTTTATCTCTAACTTTATATGGGAATGGTTCTTCGACATAAACCTCTGCTGGTGCCTTTCCAGAGTAGTAATTGTATCTTTCCAATCTAACTCTGTTGTAAGTTTCTCTTGCTTTTTCGCGCAACAAAGTAATCGTATTATAAAGAGTATAATACTTTGCGTGAAGTTGTGGAATTTTTAAAGATTCATCATGTAAATTGTCAGGATCGATGACAGAATCTCTCTGCCACATCTCCTGAATCTCATCAAGATTCATAAAGGATTGCCGTCTGGATCAAAGATATTGTAGATAGTATACTTGAAAGATGCCTCTGCTGTAAAGTAGTTGACATCATTTTCCGTAGCATTAAATTCTAATGATGTCAATGAAACTGGGAATAGGTCAATAAACTTAACCATAGCAATATCTCTATAATTGCTATTCAAAATATGAAGTGTTCCATCACAAAATTGAAGTTTTTCATCTTCAATCCCATCTTCATCAGTTGTTAACTCTTTAAACTGAGTAAAGTTTTGTGGAAGACCAAGACCAGTAATCCAGTTATGGAGGATCATGTAATTCTTTAGGTCTTCATCAACTAAAAAATTGATAGTAAAATCCTCATAAGTAACTTCATCTCCAGGAACATCTAAAATCCTAAATGCTGTGCCTTGAAGAGCAGTACCAAGAGAAATACTTGGTACATTTGCAGAGTTTGAGAAAAAATCTACTTTTTCTTTAGTTGCTAAGGTCAACTTAAATCCAATAGGAGACAAGAAGTTCCTATTTTGGATTTGTGTATCATAAAATCCTGCCATAATCAGTCACTGATGATTAGACTGTACCAGGTGTCGCTCATGCCGCTGATAATTCTATCTGCACCATCTTTATCGGTTGCATATCCTTCTTCAATCAGGTGATCAACAACCTTTTCATAGTGCTCATGAATTTTCTTTGCTTCTCTAGGAGTTGGTTTCATTGTTCGATCTTAGTTATGTTTTATTTATTCTTCTTTAACAACGGTTGCGTTCTTGAATCCACCATTAGTTCCATCTTCGTTTGGAAGCATAGCATCAGCACTTGCTTTTGATGTGTAAATTTTTCTTTCAGAAAAATCATCGGACCACTGATCTCCACCAACGTGATAAACCACAACAGAAGACATTAAAACACTTGCTTTTTTAATGTGATATGAAGCCATTTTTTTCTGTTTTTAAATATTTAGACAAAAAAAGAGGGTTCCGAAGAACCCTCTGATAAACCTTGTGAGATTAAATCACATGAGGTTGAGAACCTGTACTCTTCTGTAGTAGCGGTTGGAGTTAACCTTAAGAGCGCCGCCAGCGGAAGTGCCTTCTGCGAAGGGGTTAGCAACAAGACCGTAGCGGGTCTTAAAGCCGATCTTAGGCTGGAAGGTGTTCTCTCCAACGGCACGAACCATCTGGAGGGGAACATATGGGCAATAGAAGAGACCAGCGTCATAAGGTGAAGAACCCTTATAACCAACAACGTAGTATTGCTCAGGCTGGAGGTTTGATGAATAAGGATCGATGTATACACGATACTTACCTTGGAGAACACCAGCGAAGGTGTTGCCAGTGTCATCAACGTTGAGGTTTGCGTTCAGAGCAGGGGTGTAATCAAGAACACCTGCCATGGTCAGAGCGGAGGCAACGTCTGCGGAGCAGAGGATCATGTTGCCCTTTCCTCTACGAGTTCTTTGTGCGATTGCGTTGGCATCGCGCTCGATTTGGAAGATAAGACCCTTGAACTTCTCAACTGACCAACGACCGTTGGAGTCAACGTCGAGGTCGAACTTGCCTTGAGTAGCAACGTTAGTTTGTGCGCCAGACTCAGCGGACTTATAGATGGTACGAATAACTTCGCGGTTGATCTCAGCAAGAATCTCAGTTGAGAGAATGTTTGCGAGTTCCGCTTCAGCATTCAAACCATGAATAGCGCGGAGGTCTTGAGCAAGCTCAAGGCTGTATTCTGCTTTCAGAGCACGGCTCTTAGCAGTAACGGTGACCTTCTCGATCGAGAAAGCCATCTGGTTGAAGTGATTGCTGTTCTCACCGAGTCCTTCAGCGTCCTCAGTATCCATACCCTGACCAACTCTATAAGCAAGTTGGGTAGCGTTTGAATCTGGGCTGAGAAGACCAGGATTGCTTCCTGATTGTGCGGTAGTACCGAAACCAACGGCAGCGCCGTTAGAACCAGAAACATAACCAGAACCAAGTTCTGATTCGAGTGCCGAAGAATCAGTTCCAGAGAATCCAGTATCTGCTTCGTTGAAGAATGCTTCTGCGCCAACCTGATTCTGGTAGCGTGAACGCATTGCGAAAATTAGTCCAGTAGGACCGTTCATTGGCTGAACGCCTGCGAGGTCATAAGCGACCAGGTTAGGCATTGAACGGCGAATGAGGCTGATTAGAACGGGGTCGAAACCAGCAGTTGGTGAACCAGCAGCAGCGGAGAAACCAGCGGTTCCACCACTAGAAGCGGTTGAGTTTACAGGAGCTTCGGAAAGGAATGCACGCTCTTCACGGGCTTCTCTCTCTTGGTTCTCTAGCAGGATAGCGGTGACAGCTCTACGGTGTGAATCTTTGATTGGATCCATTCCCTCGTAATCGAGGATAGGTGCCCACTTCTCCTGCAATTGCTCAGAATTGAACATTTGCATTTGATTTTACCTCTTTAAAAAAGTTAGTTTGATTTGGGATAATTTAAAAATCACTTTTTAGAAACTCTGCTGAGAGTCTGAAGATATGCTTCCATAATGGAACCAACTTCTGGAGTAGAAGTCTGACTTTCGGCGGACTCTACAACAACTTCAGCTGCTTCTCTTTGAGTACTAGATGCGGACTTTGAAAAATAAGAATTCTTCAAAGTAACTAGTTTCTCACGATAGGTCTCTTCACTATCAAACTCAACATTTTCAGCAAGAGAAGCGAGTTTTTCCTTCTGAGTGACAGCAAGTCCTTCAGAAACTTCTGCAAAGATTACATCAGCAACTGACTCGGCTAATCTTCTATTAAGAGCAACATTTCTTTCGATTTGCTCGTTGAGTTTAGACTCCATTTCATCTAGTTTATCTACCATGCTCTCGATAACATCATATCTATCTTCAGGGATGGTTACATAATGATCTTCAAAAAGACCCTTCATTCCAGCAAGGAATGATTCGGTCATTTCGGTCTTAAGACCGTGCTCAACAGCAAGAGTATTTTCTTCCAACCACTCTTGAGCAACATATTCTAAGTATGAATCAACACGCTCGGTGAGTTCAGTCTTAACAGCAGCAACTTCTTCAACAAGTGCTTCCTGATATTGTGCCTGAACTTGCTCTTTGATTTCCTCAACCTTAGATTTGATTGCGGTTTCAAAGATGGTGCGTGCTTTATCTTGGAATTCTTCGGAGAGTTCCTCACCAGCAAACAGAGCATTGACATCTTCTTCGATATCAAATTCTGCTGCGATCTCTTCCTCGTCGGTATCTTCAGCAACCACTTCTTCTTCGGTAGTTTCTTCTTCAGTTACTACTTCTTCCTCAGTGGTTTCTTCTTCAGCAACGATTTCCTGATCCTCTTCGACCTCGGACTCTTCTTTAACACCAGCAGGCATTTCCTCTGCTGCTTTTGCGCCCTTATTAACGACATCCTTAACCTGTGCTAGGCTAGGAGTCTTAAGTTTTGCTGAATCGTCGTCTGGACGATAGTTATCAGGGGTAGGACCGCCAAGATCTTCAACACTTGGTTGACCTGGAGTATCCAGATCCAACTTCTGCATTGGCTCAGCAGCAGCAGCCCCTTTGGTTACTGCGTTTTCCATTTCTTGTAAATTGCTACCAACGGACATTTGTTTTGATTAACTTATTTAATCTGTATTTATTTATATTATTAGAGATTTGCTAAGAAATCTTGGAATAATTCCAGTTTTTTCTCTTCAAGCATTCTCTGGTCAACAAGAGTATTAATTCTCTTTTTGGTTTGTGTTGCTAATTGTTCACGAAGGATTCCTCCTTCCCAAACCCATTCTTTTCCTTCCATAATTCCCGAAACAAAAGCATCAGGAGCAGAAGGATCGGCAACGATATCAGCAGCAGTTGCTAACATGAAATCTTCACCAACAATTTTGTATCCTTCACTTGTAGTTTTTAGTGAACCTACACCACGAGAAGAAACACCAAGAGTAACTCCTTCAGTAATAAGTGATTCGGCAATTTTACCCATAGGTGTCGATAAAAGTTGTGCCTTGCCGATAAAATTAGATCCCTCACATTTGAGAGAAATAATCTTATGTGATACTCGATCAAGGTTTACGGTAGGACCGTCTGGGTGACCGAGTTCACCAAGAGCACGACCTTTTTGAATGAAATTTTCATTGTATCTGTTTACTTCTCTGGAAAGAGTTTCCATAGGGTACATACGACCATTACGGTTCTGAATGTCTCCCTGAAGAAATACTCCTTCAATGAAGCACTTCTTACACTTACCCTTTCCTTCGGTAATAAATTCTACCTTTGAAATTTCTTCTGTGATGAGTTTCATTTGTTTATCCAGTAAATCCTACTTTTGCTCCTTTGACGGAAGTATCTGCAGCAAAAACACAGTATGAAGGTTGTTTCTCAAGTAATTCTGTGGTTCCTCTTAACATTGTAAAAGTTCCAATTACAGATCCACCTTGAGATTCGACAACTGTGATCACGTGATCGGCAGAAGTTGAAGTATTGACCAAACGAACAACGGTAGCACTAGTAAAGCTAGTAGCAGTTCCGGTGTCTGTTGGACAATTGATTTCTTGTGCTAAAATTAGAGTTCTTGACATCACTCCTCCGTTTCTGCTTCTGATTCAAAATCAAACATTGAATTTGCAACTTGTGGACGAAGATCTTCAATATTTTTAGCTGCTTTATTGAATAAAATATCTTTAATTTTATCGCTAATATCTACAGCAGAAGCATCAGTTGCAATCAAATCGATAACATCTTCCATGAAATTAGTTTAATATGTATATTTTCTATTTATATCTCTGCTAATTTGGTATCTTTTTTTAAATCGGTAGTTACATTATCCGTCTCTAAATCTGGTTCCATCGGAACATCGCCTAACATATCTCCGTCAGGTAAAGGTTCCCCTGTGATTGGATCTATAGAATTTGGATCTGGGATAATTCCATCCTTAATTTCTCTCTCAATCTGCTCATCAATTTCTTTTATCTCAGCATCAGTTTGCTTCAGTACCTTTCTACGAACATAATCAACAGAGAAATACTTGCCGATATATGGTTCAATAGTTGCCAATGTACCTAAACGGTCATTCATTAATTCACTTTCTTTCAGTTCCGAGAATTGATTGTCATATAAGAAATCGTATTGAATGTGATCAGAAATCTTTTCCCAATCCTCTGGAGTAATAATATTCTTAAGAATTAATTGTGTCTTAAGAATATCACTGAAAAGGTTGGCAAATCTCTTTCTCAGTCTTCCTACAAATTTTGTGAATTTGAGTTCATCTCTTAAGATCTCTGAAGATCTACCGAGATTGAATCCACCATCATTGGCGATTCTAGATTCTGGAACTGCGAGTGCTCTATAAAGTTTCTTTTGAAAATATTCAATATCAGAAAGTTCACCCAAATTCTGACCACCAGGAAGAGTTGTGATCTCAGTTCCTCTACCACCCTCACGACGAGGAAGCCAGAAGTCTTCCATCATGGACATGAATTTGCGATCATCTCTGATCTCACCAGTTTGTGCATTATAAACCTGCTTATTGCGATAGCGATTCATAACATCACGAAGATATTGCTCAGCCTTTACTTTAGGTAGATTACCAACATCGATATAGAAAATTCTACGCTCTGGTGCGCGTGATAGTCTGTAGATAACGAGTGAGTCCTCAATCATTCTAAGTTGATTGAGTGCCTTAATTGCTTTATGGAGATAAGAAAGAATCGATCCCTTATTTCTATCTACTAGACCAGAAGTGACATATGTTATAGTATCTTTTGCTATCTTTACTCCTTTTTGATTGGCACCACCTGCAACCATTCCAATTGGAAAGTTTGGTTTTGGTGAATATACAAAATACTCTTCAATTTCTGGATATAAGACTTTACTTGCTTCAGTTACTCTTGAAAGATCAATTCCATTTCCTTTGTTTACTTTCTTTTCCTGACGAACAAATTTCATCTTCATGGGATCAATATATCTTAACTCTTTGATCCCTTGTTCTGGTTTCTTAATATCAATTACTTTATGATAATAAAGTCTACCATCAACATACCAATTTCTAAAAATCTCATGAGATTTTTTATCAAAGTCTAAAAGTTCTTTGATATATTTAAATTCTTGTCTGATAATATCTTTTAATTTATCGCTAGCATCAATATTTGAAAGTTCAATTTCTACGGGAGAATCGTATAGATCGCTAACGATTGCTTCATTGACAACATCTTCAATGGCATTATCCACCTCAGGGTGAATTGCCATTTCTCTATATCTCTTTATTAATTCGTGTTCATTTCTATATGCGCCTTCAATATCTACATATGAACCATAAAATCCACTAGCAATAAAATTATCAACCCCGTCCCCATTATTAGGGGGGACGGGGGAAACTATAGACTTAGATTTCTCTTCACTAGGCTCAATAGAAAATCCAAAGAGTTTTGCCATTTTATAAGTAAAAATTAAACTGTTCTAACTATTTATCAATCTATTGCAGGTTGATCAGAACTATTATCATCACTCTGTACAATATTCCAATAAAGAACTTGGAATTCTACAGTAAATTCTTCAATAGTATCCGTAGTATCGTATGAAAGTGCGATTTCAGAAATGTTAGTTGGGAAACACCCGACAAACTTATATTTTCTTAGTTCGTCACCATTTCTATCTAATTGAGATACATAAAGATCTGCATCATAATCAGCGGGATTAGTTTCACCAGATCCGTTTGTAAGTCTGCTGATACCATTCATCCACTGTTCCATGATGGTTCTGATTTTAAAATCAGTATCGTTGAGAACAGTAACCGTCCAAGTATCAAAAGTTCTTTCACCAGCAACTTTAAGAATTCTTCCTCTAAAAGGAACTTCAACTGGAGTAATATTTGATGCAGGAAGATTTGCAGCTTTTACCAAAAAAGGTGCAGCGGCTGGATCTGATATAATAGAAGCAGTCGCTGCTTCAGCATTATCATCATTAGACATGAATCCCATCGTTCCACTGGCTGGAAAGTCCAATGTAACTTCAAATAGATTCGGTCTAGCACCACCGCCTGCTAAATTTGATTTAAATTGTGTAATCGTTCTAAATGACGCCATTTTTTGTTACCTCGTTAGTTACCTCTTTAGGATTAGACTCCAGCAGTTTCTGAGAATGAGACACCAGACCTGGTGGCTACGAATGTCAAACCAATGAAATTAATTGATCTGGATGGTTTTACATAAATATCGGCAATAAACTCATTAGAATCAATCACTGCTGCGGTGTTGTTAGTTTCGTTACAAACTACCCTAAAATCTTGAATTCCACGCTTTGCTTGAATGTCTCTGAGGAATGGTTCAACAGCGTTAACGAAAGAACCTCTCGTTGTAGCATCATTAAACTCAAACATAACATCTCTGGCAGCACCTTTAATTGCTTCTTCAATGTAGATGAACAATCTACGAACATTGATTCTATCAAATGCTGATGATTTGTTCAGAGCAGTTTTGTCACCAAAGAGGGTAATACCACCACCAGGAGTAAAGATAACTGGGTTAATTCTATTGCTATAGAGTCTATCTCTTTGAGTTTGACTTGGGTTATAAGCAAGTTTAACCGCATTTAGAATTGAACCTCTAGCAGTTCCCGCTGGTGAGAACCATGGGAAGTTAGTAGAATCATTTCTAGCACAAGTTCCAGCAATATCACCATTCAGTGGTACATATCTGAAAGTGTCAGAGAATCTATCATACATGTACTTGTAACCACTATCAAGAACAGCATATGATGATGATGGTACAGATGAATAGAAAGCAATCACGTTTTCGGTGATATCAGTGGCACTCTTGATTGTATAACCATTGCCACTTGTTGCAAGAAGTTCGGATCTACATGGAGAAACGAAAGCAACTGCGTCCTTTCTAATTTCAGCAACGGAGATGATTTTGCTTGCGAGTGCCTGAGCATCTTCTCTAGAATATCCCGCTCCACCCATGAGGATGAAGTTAACATCATATTCATCAGTATTTTCAAAAATATCATAACCAGTTGAAAGATCACCAACTGTTGCTGCGAGTGCTCCAGTAGCGCCAAGATCAGAAGTTCCGTCGTAGTTTAAACCACCACCGAGAGTGAGAAGAGTATTTCCTGAAGCAGCAAAGATGATTCCAGAAGCATCTTGATCCCAACCTACATCGGACGCTAGATCGAATCCAGTTCCACCAGATGCGAATCCAGTTGTGGTAATTCCAGCAGGAGCTCCACCAGCAAAGATATACTCGGAATTTTCTGAAGTATACTTTCTCCAGTATGAAGAACTTCCCTGAGAATATTCAGCATCTTTTGCCTTTGAGAGAGCAACATGCTTCTCAAGAATTGTTCCTGGATTACCAGTTACAACTCCAAGATCATCAAAAACAACTACATGAACTTCATCAAATCTTGCGTTAGCCGCAGCAGCATACGTAGAAGTTGATGGTCTCTCGGCAAGAGTATTCCAAGAAATATTACTGCCAGTTAAAGCAATGGTTTGCTGATCAAACCAATCTTGTCTTGTTGTACCTGTTGCTGAAGCAAATGCTTCTGCGACACCTGCGGTGTGAATACCAAGTGCTCCATCTGCTGTAAAGGCATAAGTTCCAGATGGTTGATAATCAACGGCAGTTTCAGTTCCAGCGGCGGAAACGTGGGAAAGAACCTTAACTGAAATTTGTGTTGCTGATGCCTCTGTGACAACTCCCTTTAAGAAACCGTCAAGTGCTTCGGTTGTTCCAGCACCAATCTTAGTTCTACCAACCATTGATTGGGTAACACCCATACCAACGGTAACTCCAGAAGCGCCAAGTGAATCTAGACCACTAAAACCACTGAGGATTTGGTCTGCCTTACTGTCAATGATTGCTACCTTAATTCCATTTGCCCAAGAACCAGGATTTTTCGCAGCAACTGTTACGCCACTGATGATATTCTCATCATGACCTAAATTTACATAATCTTCATAGCTTCTGATTTTTGGTGCAGAACCAGAACCTGCGAATGCGTTCTTCAGATCAGTGTCGTCTGATCTTACTACCTGAAGGGAACCGCCATATGCAAGGTACGAAGATGCCACCAACCAAGTTTCATAATGATTATCAATTGCGTATGGATTTCCGAAAGTATTTAAAAGCTCCTGCTCATTATTGATTAGAACTGGCTCATTGACTGGTCCTTTAGCAAAGGGACCGACAATAGCACCAACGCCTTCGGCAGTTGGATCAACTCTACCAAGAGTAAGATCAACTTCCTTAACAACAATGCCTGGAGATGCTAAGTTTAATGGCATCTTTACGTGCTCCGAATCCAAATTATTCTGAAATTATTTATTAAAAAGGTTATTTTCAACGGGAAAACAGTGCATGAACATTACCAATCTGGATATTCCCAAACATCTTTGCTTTTTTTACTTCTTCTATTCTCCAAAACTCTATCTTTGGTGCATTCTTTACATTCATATGAATATGCGGATGGTAAAGACCCTCTACCTTTTCTAATCAAATAAAATCCATCTATTAAATCTTTTTTCTTTCCACAAGTTCTACACTTTCTTTCAAAAAATAATAGATGTTCTAATTCTACTTGATCATCTAAATCCATTACATATAATCCCACATATAAGAACGATCACCATATTCATCTGCATACCAAGTATCGCCGTCATTATCGGTGAATGAAGACATATCATTAAATCCATCACTGATAAATCCAAATGGAGACATATCCTGTTCTATTTGATTCTTTTGTTCTTCATAAATTCTTTTACGAATATCATTATCCGTCATTTCCTTAAAGTAATCTTGAGCGACTAACCAAGAGAAAATAACAAGACACATTGCTAGGTCATCATTACACCCTTCCTCTGCTTCGAAGGAATTGTGGCGTTGGGCAAATGTTGTAAGTTCTGATATGATATCATAATCTGTAGTCAATAACTTATCGTCTTCTAAAAGTGTTTTTAAGTTGGAGCATCCTAATTTTTTAACTGCTGATGTCATTCTGACACCCAACTGTGACTTTTTACCACTAAATCCAGATCCAACAATTTGACCAGATCTTCCTCTCATAGAGCACATAAGAAGATTTTCATTCTCTAAATCGAAGTGAAGAATACTAGCTACTTGATCTCCAATATCATTAACTTCGATTAATAAAAAAGCATTATTATATGCTTTTGAAATTTCATTAATAATACTAGGAAATAGCATTGGTTTAATTTCATTATTTCTATATTTTGCTACGACTTTATATGGAAACTCTGTAATATCAAAAACAATAAACGCAGAGTAGTCATTTCCAAGACCACGAGCAACGTCTACTGTTATTAGATAATTGTGTTCTTCTTTTGGGTGTTCATAGATATCTAATCCGGCATTTCTCTTAATTGGATCTTCATAAACAAGATTTCTAAGTTTTGCTGGGTTGATGAGCGTATTAACAGATCCTAAAAATTCGCACTCAAATTCAACTTTGAATTGTGCTTCAGAAGTGTTGGCAATTGTCTGCTCCTTCCATTCAAGATCTCTTCCAGGTACTTCAGACCAATGAACATCAGTTGGTACATATTCATTCTTACCTTTCTCCGCATCATGCCACATACGGTAGAAATGATTCATACCACGAGGGGTAGAAACGATAATTACCTTTGTGCTCTGTCCAGAAGAAATAGTAGGATAAACAGAGGCAAAGAAGTCATCAGCAATGTGATTCGGGATGAACGCGAACTCGTCAAGAAAGATGACATTATAGGATCCGCCTCGGACAGCAGATGAAGAAGTAGAGTTAGACGAAATCTTGGAGCCATTTTCGAGTTCTAAACTACCTTTATTCCATGATATAATACCCTGTTGCATCCATTTAGGCAAGTTTTCATATGCAAGTTGTAACCTACCAAGAAGATCTCTAGCAGTGGATGCTTTGTTTGCTAGGATGGCGATGTTAACATTATCGTTAAAAACAGCGTAGTGCAAAAGATATGATACACAAGTAGTAGACTTACCAG